GGTAAAAATTCATCAAACCAATCTATTGGTATAGGTTTATCAAAGACACAATCTGCGTCTATAAAAAATATCTTATCACCATACTTTCTAGCAGCGTTTTGAGCAAATACTTTATAAGAAAATCTAACTGCGTCTTTAAAAAAACTTTCTACTTTTCTATTTTTGTGTCTATCAATAAATTTTTTTAAATCTGGTTCGTGTTCAAATAAATTTAAAAAATGTACGTTGTTAAATTTAGGATATTGTTTTACATCATCTTCTACAAAGACATATAATGGTATCTTTTGATTTGTTATCTCAAATGTTTTTAACAATTGATGTGCATATTCATCATATAATCTTTTATTAAATGTTGTAACAAATATTTTATCCATATCTTTTCAAGTCTGCCTGTATCATATCATCAATTAAACTATCTAAATTGTGTTTAGGCTTCCATAACAATTCTTTTTTTGCTTTAGTAGAATCACCTACTAATAAATCAACTTCTGCTGGTCTTACAAACTTAGGATTTGTTTTTACTATATAATTGCCTTGATTATCTAAAAATTCATCACCTTGATTGTAATAGGTTATCTCTAATCTATTTAAACACTTGTTTATAAAATCTTTAATTGAATATGTTTTACCTGTAGAGATTACATAATCTTCTGGTTTATCTTGTTGCAACATTAACCACATCGCTTCTACATAATCTTCGGCGTGACCCCAATCTCTTTTTGAATCTAAATTACCTAATTCTACTGGTTTACCATTTTTTAACCAGTGTACTAAACCCTTTGTAATCTTTCTTGTAACAAATTCTTCGCCTCTCATAGGACTTTCGTGGTTAAATAATATACCTGAACAAGTAAATAAGTCATAACTTTCTCTATAGTTTACAGTTAAATAATGTGAATATGCTTTAGCACACCCATATGGACTTCTAGGATAAAATCTTGTTGTTTCTTTTTGTGGGGTTTCTAAAACCTTACCATACATTTCACTAGTTGACGCCTGATAAAATTTTATGTTAGGATATTTGTTTCTTATAACTTCTAGTATATTTAATACACCTAATGAGTTAGTTATTGTTGTTACTTGTGGTTGTTCAAATGAAAGACCTACAAATGATTGTGCTGCTAAATTATAAAACTCATCTGGTTGTACTTTGTCTATGACTTTTTCTATATTATATGGTTCGTTTAAATCTATATCAACAAATTCTATTTGATCTGTAATACCGAGTTCGTCTAAACGCCAGTATCTTTTACCTGTGTTTCTTCTTTGAGCACCGTAAACTTTATATCCTTTAGATAATAATAATTTTGCTAGATAACATCCGTCTTGTCCTGTTATTCCAGTTATAATCGCCTTTTTCATTATTTCCTTTCAAATATTAAACCTGTTTCTTTCCAAAACTCTCTTTTCATTGTAGAGATTTCTTTAGATTGTTTTGTTAAATCTTCTCTATAATTAAAACCGTATCTTTTATACAACTCTAACCAGTATTCTAATGGTTCACAATTTACGTGATGATGTCCTGGTTTACCTGGTTCTGAATATGTAACAAAAACATATTTACCTTTTTGCATTAATGACATCCAATTGTCTTCATATTCTTTTTCAACGTGTTCTATAAATTCACAACACCATATTAAATCAAAATTCATTTCAATACTTTCTAACTTACCTTTTGTAAAGTCGTGTATTTCAAATAACTCTGGTTTTTCTCTTTTAGTTACAAAGTCGCCGTCAACACCTCTTGCGTCTAATCCTAATCTTCTTGCTTCGTAAACCATACCTCCTGGTCCACAACCAATATCTAACATAGATTTACATTTTAAATCTTTGATTGCAAATTCTAATAAACCTGTATCTACGTGTGTGATATTACCGTGACCACCTAAATGTTTAGGTAAACCTTTTACATTACTCATCTAATAACTCCTTAATTCTAGGTAAAATAAATTCTTCATTATCAAATTCACTCATTAAAAATTCTGTTGACGCCATTTGTTCAAACCATTTTAAAACCTCATTACTATTTGCATAATGCAAATTTTCTACTTTTCTATAATCTGTATTACCTAGTCCTACACCAAAACTATGTTCAGTTGTAATTGTAGGTATTCCTAATTCAGTTAATTCAAAAATACTTGTACTACTATCTAGTATAGCACAATAAACATCTTTTGCAATGTCAACAATTTTACTATCACCTGTCATAACTTCTACGTCTAAATTATCATAAGTTAATTTACTATGTGGATGTGCTTTAACAACAATTTTTCTATCTGTAACTTGTTTAATCCAATGTACTGTTTGTGCGACAAATTCAGCAACAGGTATCGAACTAGTAGGATCATCTTCTAATCCAGGCAGTATTAAAATGTAACCGTCTTTATTGTTTTTCCATTGATGATTATGTATATTAGTAAATTTAATATTGTTTGCTGACTCTATTAGAGATATAGTCTTTTCTAAACGACCTTTGATAGGTTTACACCATTTTGTTTTACTATATACCCAATGATTTAATCCCATTCTATAATATCTAGGTGGTATTTCTTTGTAAAACTTATTAATATAATTACACTTCATTCTGCTAAGTGTGGCACTTTCTATGTGAATAATTTTTTTATTATAATGATATGCAAACATATTAACTAAATCGTTTCTATGATTCATAACTGCCATTTTATGATTGTTTGCATTGGGCACCCATTGTCTTTTAGGATGTTCACTACCAAATGTACCATTGTTTAGAAAGAAATCACAAGTTTTCATATCATAAAAATCTTTATAATTAAAACTGTCTGTATTTGATAGATTAATAATTTCGTGTTTATCTTTTAGGGCGTTTGTAATAGAAGTAACTGCTTTTGATTTATCAAACTGTACTATTTTCATAACCAACCTTTTGTATAAAATAACTATCTGCTATATCTGATACTGGATTACCTACCTTATCTGTATCAAAAATCTTTTTCAAGTCAATCTTTGTTTCTTTGACAAATGATTCATACATCATATCTTTGTCAGCATTACCTTTTCCTGTTGCACCTTTTTTAACAACACTAGGTACTACTGTATCGTATGGTATGTTTTGTTCTTGTAATCTATATTTAAGTATACCACAATTTTCTGCTATTTGAAATATTGCTTGTCCTTTTGATCCAAAAGAATAACCTTCTATAAAAACTTTTAAACCATAAGTCATTAGACTTAATCTATAAAATTTATTGATTGCCCATTTAGATATATTAGAAAATCTTTCTATGGGTGTATTGTATTCTTGGTGTTCTTCACCAATAATATTTTTAGCCATTTGGCCAATGTATTTTTTCTTGCTTGTTAAATAATAAAACATATATTCACCGTTATCATTAATACAAACTGCTGGACTTGTTAAACTGTAATCAATTCCAATTATCGTCTTCGGATTCAGGTTCGTATCGTTCTTCGACTTCTTCAGCATCTTCTAATTCTACCTCATATCCACAGAAAGGACAAGTCAAAGGTTCTAAATCTTGTTCTTCTGTATTCCATTCTACAGAATATTTAGTATCGCAATTAGAACAATGTTTTTTTGCTTTGTCTAGTTTAATTTCTAAAGTCATTATAATTTAAATTTCTTAAATTGATCTTTCTTTACATCTTGTTTAATACCACCAATAACATAACTTTCAATTTCTGTTTCTTGTGGTGCGTTTTGTGTACTTCTACTATTTAACCAATGTTCAACCCACGGTAATGGATTAGTCTTTTGATCGTATGCAGGAGTTAACTGTATTGCCTTCATTCTTCTATTTGCCATATACTCTACAAATTGATGTAAAAGTTTTTCTGATAAACCTATCATTGAACCTTTACTGAATAGATATGTTGCCCAACGTTTCTCCTCTTGGACTGCCTCATCATACATAGCATAAACTTCTTTTTCTGTTTCTTTTATAATTTTTAAAAAGTCTTTATCGTTTTCATAATCTTTCCAGTTATTGATAATTCTTTGCGACATTGCAAGGTGTTGACTTTCATCTCTAGCAATAAAAGATATAATCTTTGCTGAACCTTCTAGTTTTTTTAACTCACCAAATCCAAATGAACAAGCAAATGAAACGTAAAATCTTAATCCTTCAAGTATGTTAACTGTTACCATTGCAAGATACATCTTCTTTTTCAGTTCATACAAATCAATTTTTTTATCTGTTGCCCATTGATAACCTAATTGTATTAAATCATCATAAGTTTTTGTAACTGATTTACTTCTTTTTTCAATCTTCTCATCTTGTATAATTGTATCAAACACTTCACTAGGGTCTGAATATAAATTTTTAATTATGTAAGTATATGATCTACTGTGTATTGTTTCCATAAAGTCCCAAGTAACAATCGCACCTTCTAATTCAGGTAAAGAGCAGAAAGGTAAAAATGCAAGACAAGGTCCTCTACCTTGTACACTATCTAACATTGTTTGATATTTTAAGTTAGAAGTAAAGATAAACTTTTGTTCATCTCTTAATTCAAGGTAATCGTTTCTATCTTTCTGTAAAGATACTTCTTCAGGTCTCCAAAAATATCCTAATTGTTGTTGAGTCAGTTTATCAAAAATAGGATACTTCATTGTATCATATCTTTGTACTGCTAGATCAGGACCAAAAAACATTTGTTGTTTTGTTGCGTCTAACTTTTTATCTTTATTGAATACACTTTTTGCCATTGCGTCTATTTATTACTTTCTTATATTGTACAGCTCTCACAAGCTTCTTCGTCTTCTACTTCTTTCGGCTTGTCGTCAACTGGAGTTTCGTAATCTATTGTGTGTTGTGGTTCGTCAATATCTTTCTTTGCGTCATATGTGTTCTGATAGTATGAAGTCTTCCAACCTAGTTTATAGGTTGTTAATAAGTCTTGTGCCATTACTGATACAGGCACTTGATTGTCTTCATAGTTTTCTGGATTGTATGACCAGTTACCTGATATTGCCTGATCAAAATACTTTTGCATAATAGATACTACGTTGATATAACCTTCATTTGATTTCATATCCCATAGTAAAGTATAATTGTTTTTTAATTTTTTATAATCAGGTACGATTTGTTTTAAAGGACCTTTTTTAGATTTCTTAACTGACAAATAGTCCCTAGGTGGTTCTATGCCGTTTGTAGCATTAGAAACCACACTAGAGGATTCTGATGGCATTTGGGCCGAAAGTGTGCTATGTCTTAGGCCGTGTTCTTTTATTTCTTTCCTTAACCACTCCCAATCGTAAGTTAGATTTCTGGTTACAACCTCATCTACTTCTTTTTTGTAAGTGTCTATAGGTAAGATACCATCGGAATATTTTGTTCTATTAAAGTATTCACATTTACCTTTTTCTTTTGCAATGTCATTACTTGCCTTTAATAGATAATATTGAAATGCCTCGGTTAGTTTATCTACTTGTCTCCACGCAAGTTTTTGGTCAAACTTGTAACCTTTCTTTGCAAGATAGTGTGCAAGTCCGATATAACCTATACCTAAACTTCTTCTTGCTTTTGTAGATATTTCAGCGGCATTGATAGGATATTGTTGATGATCTATAATTTCTTCTAATGATCTAACTGCTAAATCACATAATGGTTCTAGTTCATCTCTTTTGTTTATTAATCCTACATTGATAGCAGATAAAATACATAATGCAATTTCACCTTCACCATCTATATGATCTATTGGATCAGTAGGTAATGTAATCTCTTGGCACAGATTTGACATATACACTCTATCTTTAAATGATGAGTGAGTATTACAATGATCTATATTCATAATATAGATACGACCTGTTTCTGCTCTTTCTTTTAAGATGTCCATAAACAATTCTTGTGCGTTTACTTTCTTTTTCTTAACAGATAATTTTCTTTCTGCCTTTTCATAAAGTTCATCAAACTCTGGTGTACCCCACGCCTCATATAGTTCAGGTACTTCGTGTGGTGAAAACAATGTTATGTCTTCCTCATTGATAAATCTTTCATAAAACAGTTTTGAGATTTGAATAGAGTAATCTAATTTTCTAACTCTATTGTCTTCACTACCTTTATTGTTTTTAAGAACAATAATATCTTCTATCTCTTGGTGCCAGATTGGGAAGTGAACAGTTGCCGAACCTCCTCTAACTCCGTTTTGAGTACAGCACTTAACCGTTGCCTCAAACTTTTTAAGAAATGGTATAACTCCAGTATGTTGTACTTCTCCGCCTCGTATTCTGCTGTTGATTCCTCTAATTCTACCTGCGTTGATACCGATACCAGCTCTTTGTGCCACATAACGCCCAACGGCCATATCACTACTGAAAATAGAAGGTAAAGTATCATCAACGTCAACAAGTACACAACTAGCATACTGCCTGATAGGAGTACGAACACCAGCCATAACAGGTGTTGGAATATTAATTTTGAATTGTGAAATAGCATCATAATATTTTTTAACATATGTCATTCTCTTTTGTTTAGGATATTTTGCAAATAGTGTAGCCGCAATCATCATATACATAAACTGTGGTGTTTCAAATATATCACCGTTTGATCTGTCTTGTACCAGATACTTGTCAATTACTTGTCTTAACCCAGCGTATGTAAATGTATAATCTCTTTCGTGGTTCAACCAGTTTTCCATTCTATCAAAATCTTTTTTATCATAATGATTTAAAATGTCTTTATCATAAACACCTATCTCTATACATTTTTGTACGTGTTTATAAATGTGAGGGTGATCCCAAAGTTTGTCTATAACTTTTTTTCTTAATGAATATAATAATAAACGTGAAGCAACATATTGATAGTTAGGAGTTTCTAAAGAAATTAAATCTGCAGCTGACTTAATTAAAATTTGTTGAATTTCATCTGTGGACATTCCGTCATAGAATTGTAACCCACTACTCATCTCTATTTGAGATGAAGAAACACCTGTTATATCTTCACAAGCATACTCTACCATCTCGTGTATCTTTTCAATGTTTAAAGGTTCTTTACCTCGATCACCTCTTTTAATTACATTAATAATTTGTTCTTGTA